GTTAGTCGTAAACGAAAGTGCTGTGGCTCCATCTGCGTTGCCGTAAATAGAACTTGCGACCACTGGGACAGCGGTAGAACCAAGTGACCAGCTAGTTGGAGTCGTTCCACCGGCAAGGATACTGTTAAGCGCCAAGTTCGTCCTCTGCTCCTCCACCAACAACCCCAAGCTCTCACCTGTCGTTGGGTTGTGATCAAACCGTGCTTCGTTGGTTGTCGCCGTCTTGATCAGCCCATCGCTGCCCACATACGTCCCACTACTGGCGCGGGTGAAGGTGACAAGGTTCTGCCCAGTAGTGGCGTCAACTAATGACTTGTCATCGGCGAAGCGCAAGTCAAGCGATGGGCGCTCATTTGCTTTGTACCACAGCTGATCGCCATTTGCTGCCAAGACCAGCTGGCTGCCCTTGCGGACCTCACGTGCCGTCGTACTGCCGACCTTGATTGCGCTGACTTGCGAGTTGTTCACGGGGTGATGACGTAAAACGTATTCGCGTCGGGTGTCGCAATTGCGTTGTACTGAGCCTGTGTTAGCGCGATAATATTCCTGATCTCGGTGGCCCCTGCGACGCCTTTTATGTCCGTCAGAACGAACGGATGGGCATACCGCGTCGAGATCGGCCCGTCGCTGTAATAGCGCTCGTTGATACGATCGTACGTGACGCTAAGGAGGTCTTCCGCCATACAGCCTCGACTTTGTCACATTCTAGAGATGCTCGCAGCGGGGGATCTCGCTCAGTAATCCCAAATCGCAACTGGCTTCACAACAGGCCTTGCACTGAACTTTCCGCCATTTCGAGTATCGATATGAATGAAGCCCCTAGGCCGGCCATCGCCGTAGCCGCCGCTCCAGCGCTGCACCAGCCACTGGTGGAATTTCTGCAGTGACTCCCCAATCGGGTAGATATCCAATGCCATGCCCTTGACGTGGTAACTACCTGGTACACCACCTACCTGGCTATTGATCGGCTCGGGCCGGTACCCGCTCGTCACGCCGAGCGGACCTGACCAGGCCAATCGGATCGCGTCAAATTGCTTGCAGATCTCGATGATCGCCTTCTCTTCTGGGCTGCCAGCTTTGGGTTTACGCCGCGTGTCGTACTGCAGCACTTCGCCCACCGTGATGTATTTGCCCACAGGGCAGCTGAAATCATTCCAGTTGATCGCTGCAGGGGCAGATGGTGCGGGCTTTGCTTGCTCCTCAAGCCAGTGCGGCATAAAGATCGCCCATTTCTCCCCGGTACCGTTGGTCGTAACCCATGCATGGCTGTCGCTTGGGATTTCATCTAACCGTCCAACGGCTAACAGTTCGCCTTTGGCGATCGGACGCTTGCCGGCCTCCGACAGGTAGTGACTGTCAATGGGCGCCTTCTTGAGCAGGGTGTCCTGTTGTGCGATGAATTTCATGATTCCGTCGTCTTCTTGTTGCCAAATTTCGCCCTCCTTGCGGCGGCGATTAACCAGACCTTCAAAGATGCGACCGCCCGCTTTGACGTACAGCATCAGAGCTTGTGGGATCTGCTGGTAAACCTCGGGGCGAGTCGCTCCCTCACGTAACGCCTTCGTGATCGTCTCAAAACCGACGCTGCCGTAAAACTTGGGGCCCAGGTTCCAAGCAAAACTCAATAGAGCCGCCTGCCGTTTAGGCCCGAACCGATCCCAGCCAGGGATGCATTCCATCGACGGAATATAATCCCGGCGCAGCAGTTCTTCTAGATGTCGCTTGCAAATCCGCGCGTCGCAAACATCGCCCATCCGCACGGGTTCGCCGTTTGGATAGCGGGTCAAGCCAGCGCAAATCGTTGGGATGCCGACCGGATCGAGGTACGCCTTGAGCTCGATGCCCTCGAACTCTTCAATTAAACGCGTCGCCAGCAGAAGTGTCTGAGGATGAATCGCCATAAATGCCGGCAAAGCGCCTTGTTTCTGGGGGTGTATCGCCATAAACGCCGACAAAGCGCCTTGTGGACTGCGCCATTGGTTCGCGACCTTCCATCATTTCGACGGCAAGGTGCTGAGCTGCGGACTCGCTGTAGCCTTTCGACTGCAGAAGCTCATACAACCCAAAGAACGCATCCAACCTGCCATCAAGTGATGACGCCCCAGTCGAAACCTCGGCGGCTAGATGCTCAGCGGCGCTACGAGGAATGCCCCGGCCGGCGTATTGCCGAACCAGGGCATCGAACAACTCGGGGCTACCCGCTAAACGCATTCACGTTTGACGTAGTAGCCCTAATCTAACGAGGCTCAGGCCATGCCCAGATTGCGGACAAGATCAGGATTGTCCTTGATCATGGCCAAATTGGGCACGCCGGCTGCGCCAACCATCTGCTGCAGTGAACTCTTGTAGTGCTGAGCTAGAGCATTTGCTGCAGCCTCCCGCGCCTCCTCCCGCACGCCCTGCTGGGACGCCGCTTGCTGCATGGATTGCTTGAACTGCGCGTCTGCAGGATTGACTAACTCGCGGGCGACGGGGTTGACGTACGCCGCATGTCCCCGAGGAAGGTTTGCCATTTGCCCCTCCGATCAGCCTTCAGAAACGAGCACCTTGCTGCGCAGGGCATCCGGAGAAGCCTGGCTCAGCATCTGCCAAGCGGCAGCGGGATTGCGTTCGCTTAGTGCAGAAAAGGAAGCCCAGAAGTCGTCTCCACCGTTACCTGCCTGGACATCAGGTGCCGGCATGTCCAGTTGCGGACGCTGATACGAGGGAGCTGCTGGGGCGAACTGCCGTTCATTGGCGGCTACCTCGGCTGCGAGGCGATCCTGGGGCAGCTCAGTGGGGTACGGACCCTGGGGACCGAAGAACTCGTTGACATAGCTCGAAAGCATGTCAGGATTCGTCAGCAGGGTGTGGTACGCCGCATTGTCTTCTGCGGCAGCGCCGATCACAGTGTGCGAATTCTGCAGCTGCTCTTGAAGAGTCTGCATCTGACTCAGGGCCTGAGCAGTCTGTTGCGCCTGGGCCAGGAGGGCGTCCTCCACCACGCAGGCATAACGGTTCAGCAGGGCGGGAGCTTCAGCACCGAAATGCTGGAGAACCTCAAGACTTTCGTTGCTGACGCTTTGCAGATACTCGTCGCTCGCGGCTGCGGTCTGCGCGCTGCTGTAGCTCGGGGCCTGTACCGGCATCGCCTGGGAATAGGCCCCCGTTTGTGGGTACGCTGAGATCAGCGGAGCCGTAACGGAGGGAGCCGCCTGGTAGCTGGGCGCTGCCTGCGGATAAGCCGCCGGGATAGGCGCCGCCTGTTGGGTCGGCGCCGAGTAGGACGCCTGGGGCTGGGAGGGCTGCGTCGCGCTCAAGCTGGCGAGGAGCCCCTGGTACGCCGCCTGCCATGGGTTGGTCTGCGGAACCGAAACCGGGGCCTCCGGGGAGTAAACCGGAGCCTGAGATTGGGCCGTCTGGTACGAAGACGGGGCCGGCGCTTGCGTCGTCGATTGGTAAGCCGCGGTCGGCGCGGCCACGCTGGATGGGATTGAGGGCTGCGGGGTCGCCGGAGCCGTCGCCATCGTTGTACTGTCCTGCATAGGTCAGTTCTCTCTTAAGGAATTCGAGGGCTCGATAGACATACGGAGTCAGATCGAGCTTGGGGTCTGCCAGCAGGGGGAGATCCGGAGCCTGCGGGTGGGGGGTCTGTCGCATGACCTGAATCAGCGACAGGAAGGTGCCAATGCTTTGCTGCGTGGCCTGTGCCATTCGGAATGGGTAGCCACTGAGCATTGCGCTGCGTTCTTCGTCGGTTTTATCCGGGAAGAGATACCTGAGTGCCTCGATGCTGTTAACACCGAGCTCCTGCAGGTTGCGCACAACAATGCTTGAGTTCAGTATATCTTCTGTGGAATCCTCGAAGACCGGGCCCTTCCAGCGCCACTCGACCTTACGGTCGCCATCAGGAATTAAGCCGACGACACCGGGCGGTAATTCACGGTTCTGCACCGCCTCACGCACCTTGGCTTCCAGGGTCTGCTCGTACTTCGCGTAGGCCTCGCGGAAAGCAGCAACAGCCTGCTCGAACTTTTGCTGATCGGGGAACTCTTCCCGCACAGGGATCGGCGGTGCCTGCAGACCGATCGCTGCTGCGAAGGAGTCATTGAAGATCTTCTCCTCGTGGAAGATCACCAGAGCTAGCAACTTGCACAGGCCATAGGTGAGCAGACCGCGGCACTTGCGCGCTGCAGTCGTTGCTGCACGGCCATAGAGGGACTTGATCTCATAGGCCGTGGCTCCGGAGCTGATACCGAGCTCATCGACGCCGCCCATGGCATTGCGCAGCTCCTCGCGGTACTGCCGGGCGTAGAGGTTCTGGTCGCCGGATACCGCATCAGGCGTGATGTAAGCCACGCGATCGGTCGCCTCGATATTGGCGATGATCCGCGGCACCTTGACGCCCCCGCCGCCACCAGAAGCGCCCATCGGGGAGCTCAGCCTTGTGGATGGCCTGTTCGCGGCGTAGAAGCCCGCCTGGGAGCTGATCGTGGGCCGGAAGTCGTCACCTTCGCCCGATTCGATCAGGTCCTGCTTCGGACGGCTTGAGACCAGCGTCGGGTTGCCGTAGAAGGTGATGTTCGAGCGGATGTTGCGGATCAGGTCGTCGTGCGTGACAATGTGATCAGCCAGCCAGTCGAACTCGCCGCTGGCGTCCATGCCAGTCGAGCGCATGTTGTTGAAGGCCTCGACCGCCGGAATGAAGCCCAGACTGTTGCGCAGGGTCCGCGTGCTGTTCGGCGCATAGGTCAGGCTCGCGACGCCGACATCAAAGCTGGGCTTCTCGGTTGTGATCGATTCCTTGATCGTGTCCCGACGCACCTGCAGCTTGACGTAGCGCATCGAGCCGCCATCTGCGGTGGGTGCGGTACCCAGTGCGCCCAGCCCATCGCGCACCGTGAAGCTATAGATCAGCTCGACTTCCTCGAGCTGGCCAGCAGCGTCGTAGTAAGCGCGGTAGTTGTCCTTGCTGAACCACATCAGCCGGTAGGTCTCCTCCACCGGCCGGAAGTACCAGAGACCCTTCCCGTCCAGCAGGAAGTCATCGATAATACCCTCAAGCCGCGCGTCGATCTCGTTGTCCTGGATCAGCGCAGCCAGGAAACTCTTGCGAAATCCGAAGGTATCCTGCGAGGGGTAGAACTCAAGACCCTGGCGCAGCATGAACAACCGCATCTGCGAGAGATGCGAGTTGACCACCATGGTATCAACACCGGCCGTTCCGTCGCGCTTACGTGCGGCCTCCAGAATGCGACGAAAACGCTCGGATTTAGGCTGGCTCATGGGTCTAGTTTAGGTCCATTCGATCTGCGCAGCTCCGCGCTTCATCAGTCCCTGAACCACGATGTTCAGGCTGTCAGCGCAGTCATCGTGGGGGCTATGACCAAAGTTCGTGATCTCATCGATCATGTAGCTGAAGTCGCGGTACTTGTTGAAGATGATCTTCTTGGTCTGGAACAGGCCGAGTATTCCGCGCAGTCGGGCGAGCTTGTCCCCACGGAAGCCCTTCACCGGCGAGACATTCAGGTTATAGAGCTGCCATTCGTTGAACAGGATCCGCTTGAGGTCCCCCTCAAAGCTCTTCTGGTACGCCACCACCTCCGGCCAGATCGTCACCGGTGAATTGGTCGGGAAGAACTGGCCCTCATCGTTCGTGGCCAGCAGGTTCCACTCCATCAGAAGCTCACACAGTGCCTCGACCTTCTCGATGTTGCCCATCGAGCGCATGCGCCTGTAGTCGATGATGTAGCACTTGTCATCCAACCGGCCGGCCAGAGTGAACACGGTCCAATCGTTCCGCTCGCTCATGCCAGCGGAGAGATCGATGCCAACGCCCACCATGTCGTAGGTGTCCGGCACTTCGCCCCTCACGAACAGCTCTGGGCTGACACCGAGTTCCGTCGATCGAACCGGTTGGTTGAGGTACTGATAGGAGAAGGCGATACGATCGTCTTGCTGCAGCTTGAGTAGGTACTTCGTTGACCACATCTCCGGCCAGTAGGACTTCGGGCGGCCGTCCTCGTCATACCGCAGGGCAGACTGGACGATGACCTTCCAGCCCTTCTTCTCGGTGAAGATCGTGGCGAACAGGTCGTCGAAGTGAAAGCGGGTGCCTAGTGCAATCGCTCGAGCGCCCTGGAACATTGTTGGGACGATCACGTTCGTCCAGTTGTTCTCCATCTCCCGGCGGATGTCCGGGTTGGCGATCGAAGCAGCGCTCTTGATGGCGTCATCTACCACGATCAGCGAGCTCCGCTTGGAGGTGATCGTGCCCTTTAGGCCGGCGCAGGCAACCGTGAACGCGTCCTCGCCGCGGACGTCAATTTCAGCAAAGTCCCAGTCAATCCCCCACAACTCGTCTGACGTGCGTGTCTTGGAGAGTCTCACGCACGGAAAGATCTCTTGATAGGCCTTAGAGAGGATCAGGTTCTTGATCGCGGCGCTTTTGTTGCGGGCCACGTCCACGTTGTACGAAACGTACAGAATCCGCAGCAGTTTCTTCTCCAGGGCGTGGCGCCCGATCAGCCAGCCGAGCAGCATGCCGAGCACAGTGCTCTTCGCGCTACCGCGCGGGCTCAGCAGGCAGGTGTTTGGTCCCGCGATATCTAGCAGGTGCTCATTGCTCTGATTAGTGACCAGTGCCCGATGCCACTCCTTCATGTGGCGAGCGGGCGGCTTGCCCATCAGCTCGCAGAAGTAACCGAAGTTTTCCCGCGCCTTCAGAACGTGAGGAGGAATCACCGGTTCCTCGGCCACTACCTCGGGCTGCTTCTGAATACTCTTGGCCGCCTTCAGCGCGCTACGTCTGCGCGCTAAGGCAATCGAAACGCCTGCCATGCGTTCCAATCTACATGTTTCTCACTATTCACGAGGGCGAGTCCCGCCGATCGGCAGCTTTTCTGGTCTTACTTATCAGCCTCCAGATCGGACCAGACCGACTCGAATGCCGAGTCCAGGGCCGTGATGACGTCCTCGTTGTCCTTGAAGATGACACGCAATTGCCGCATCACGGCATCGGCGCCGGCCAAGACCAGGCCTTTGCGGTCCATCGCCCGAGTCATCTTGTCGATCTCGCTCAGATGGCCGCGCAGCTCCTTGGAGAGATGAGCGATCCGGCTGGCTGCGGCATCGGGCTTCACAAGATCCGCATGAACCTGTTGCCGCAGAAAATCCACGTCTGCTTCGAGCTTGCAGGCCTCAGCCAGTAGTAACTCGCGTTTATTCAGTTTCCGGTAGTGCCTATTAACCCACTTCTCCAGTGCTGTGAAGCTGCCGCGATAGCCCAGAACTCCTGCGTACACCCAGATCTCGTAAATCGAGTAGGTATTTTCCGCGTAATTTAGGAAGCCCTCGCGGCGGTCATCATCGAGCGCTACCAAGAACGCCGATACTGGGCCGTCTCCGAGTGTGCTCATCAGCCGTAGAATCGGGCCCCCTGTGAACGTACCGCGCCCCTGGCATCGGCGCGCAGTCGTTTCTCTTCAACTGTCTCCTGTGCTTTCGTCAGCCGTTCCTGTTCCCCCTGAGTCACCAGACCCAGGCGCTGCTGCTCGCCCTGGGTCACGTAGCCGAGGCGCTGCTGCTCGCCCGTCGCGCCGATATTCAAGCGTTCTTGCATCCCCGTTTCGCGAATTCCAGCCCGCTGCTCTTCTCCCTGCTTAGCGAGCAGGTCCCTAGAGATCGCGCCTTCGGCACCCATGAGCTTCATAGTATTACCGGTCTTCAGGTCCTCGAGTCCCTTCTGATAATTACCAAGAGAGCCAAGGAACGCATCGTTGTATTGGACGGCAAGACCTGTGTTGACCTGTGTTCGACCAGCGTCAAACAGCGTGCCGATACCCAGGCCTGTAATCGATTCATTGTCCTTGAATCGATTCATCAAGTCCGTGATGGACTTGGTGCCAGACGCCACCAAGGTGCCTGGTGTCGTGGTATTTGCGTATGAGCTCATGGTTCCTTTAAGCGAGCGCTAATGCCGACGCCAATAGCGCCGGCAGTAACCGGGGGATCTGCTTACCGAAGCTGTTGGCCTCTCTTTGGGCGGCAAGATTCAGGTCTCGTGATTCAGCAAGGTACGCCAAGACATCGCGGCGTGCGTCGGCATCGCTTCCGCCAGCCAGCCTGTATTCATGGCTTGCGATATCCCCCAGTAGCTCCCGCTGACGCTGCGCTTTTGCGTCGTTCAGCGATATCTCGTTCTGGGTCTCCCCTCTTTTTTCCTTTGCAATGATCTGACCAAGTTGATCGCGAATGGGTAGCATCCCCAGGGCTTGGTCGGCCCCGATCGCATTCTCAGCTTTCCTATACGTGAGCAGCGCATCGTTGCCTACCTGAAGGCGCTTGGCGTACTCCTCAAGCGACTCTCCCTCTCTCTGTTTTTTCGCCTCCTCCAGCTGCCGGCTTAAGTTCGCGCTAATGATCTGCTGGCGTAAATCTTCAGTGCTGCCCGGCGTTGGCTTCCCCGTGATCGCACTGGTGGCTGCCTGCCCCAGTCGATCAAGGCCAGCCTGAAGCAAATTGCTTGACATAGGAGCGGACACGCCTCGTTGATTTCGATTCTAAAGAGACGGTTACCCCAATCCTTGCGCGATCCTGCCGGCAGCTGTATTGCTGCGGATCATCTGAGATGCGCGATCCTGTCGGCCCGATTGGTTGAAGTTCCTGAGAGCTTGAATGAAGGCCAGCGGGTCTTGTACCTGCACTCCAGCCATGTCCGCCGACGGCATCACCGAGTCCAGCAAGGCCCCGGCCATGCGCAGGGCATTGCTGCGTTTCTGGTCCTTTCGTCGTAACTGATTCTCTAATGCCAATGCGTCAAGGTTGCGCTGAAGCCGATTCGTTTCGCCAATCTCACTCAGCGCTGATGCCGCCAACTGCCCCTGCAGGACCGCCCTGTCCCTCGGGATAGCGGACAACGCTTGCGTTCCGGAATTGCTAAGGACATCGCCAAAGCCCGGCACAATTCCAACTGGAGTTAAGCCGTACTGAGCGGAGACGTTCAGTGTCATCCCAGTCCACCCCCAAGTATTGCGTTCGTCATGGCCAGCTGCTGTTGCGCGCCGTATTGCTGCTGCGCCAGCAGGCCTTGTGCCATGGCCTGCCGCATGTAGCCATCATTGGCGATCCTCTGACGGGCCTCTTCGTTGCGCAGAGCGATCTGAGCTGCCTGATCCTGGATTGGCATCAGAATCTGTGCCCTCAGGGCTTCGGACTCTGCTGCGGCCTGCGCTTGTTTCTGGGCGTTGCGAATCGCCCGATCTTCTGGGGAGCCTTCGACAAGATCCGCCGCGAGGGTGGCCAAACCTTTCCCCGACTCCATGCCCAGTGTGCCCCCTAGCGTTGCGCCGATGAGGGCGCCGACACCGGGAATGGGGATCAACAACTGCCCGACGGCCGCCCCGCCCAGGCCGCCGAGTATTCCACCAGCCCCCGCGCCTCCCGCTTGCGCAAGATTCCTGCCAGCCGATTCGGATGGATCGTTTAATTCATTGGCAGCTGCGAGCAGCGCCAGGATCGTGCCGGCACCGCCAACATAACGGCCTCGAATCCCTGAGATTTTGCCACCTTCCCTCTTGAAAGGATCCACAGCATCCAGCAGTTTCGAGCCAGCCTTTCTAGCCCTGTCGGACGCACCAGCAAAGATGCTGCCTTCTGTAACGAGCTCAGGGATGATCGACGGCTCAGGCTGAGGTTCCGGTCGGTTCAGGTATATGTCGGTAAGGGAACGAGCCATGTAACTCTGGCCGCAACGGCATTGCGCCCATTCTAGAAAGTTCGGCTGGGCAAGCTTGGTCCCTCAGTCTTGCATGTACGAGAGCTTCTCCTGCGGTGCCCACGGAACCCTGTCGGAGACGTTCTCTATTGTCGCTTTCATCAACGGGCATTCCACGAATTGCTCAGCACTTGCCCTGCGATCGATGCACTTCGTGCAGGCGTGCACGTAGTCAGCGTTGTGCTCTTTGCCAAGCTTTTCGCGCCATTCGCCCTGGTATTTCTCGTACCTTTTGCCGTCATATGGGACGTCGTATTTCTCGATGTACTCCCATACATGCTTGTGAGACCAATGGCGCAGGGGAAACAACATCGCCGGCTCATCAGGCAGGATCCGCACGTCGATCCTTGTCCCCGCATCTCCCCCGAGAATTGGATCGGAATCACACTGTTTATGGCCTATCCAGAGGGCGTCTATTCGTTTCGTTTGCAATGACTCCTGCTTGGGTCGCTTCCACATGTCCAGGGCGCATGCCCAAGGCAGCCCATCTTGAGGCGGCGTAATGCCCGTGGGACACGTGATAACCGTGTTGTTGAGCATGTAGTAATTCTGCAGCTCGTACTCCTCCCCCGCCTGCTGGAACTCCGATATTCCTGGATGCCATGTCCATACTTCCAGCCCCCAGTCCTTGATCACTTGATCATGAAACTCATACTTGCTCGGTTGCCACGGCTCCCGGAAGAACACGACGGGAGACGCGATGCATTCCTCGCGTAGGAGATGCAATAGAACCATGCTGTCCTTCCCGCCCGACCAGCAAATCGCGCTATGCGGAAATCTCAGGTGGGACCCGCGAATCATCTCGCGTGTCCGTCCCTCCAGCGAGGCGAGATCCATCGCCAAGTAATTAGATGAGTGCTGCACCAATGGCACCAGCCGCTGCTACTGTCCCGCCAATGATCTGGCCGGTTGCAGCGCTGTTTGCCGCTGTTCTTGTGGCGGATGCCTGTCGATCTGCGTTTTCCTTCGCTGCTTCTGCGTTTTTCTTTTGGCTTAAGGCCGCTAGGAATTGATTGGCTGTACCCAAGTCTCCCATCGCTTTACCTTCTGCAGCCCCGCCGATTGCCGAGAGCCCTTGTGTATCTACTGCAAAGCCTGAGACACCCGCAGACTCATCAGGGCTGTCGGAGAACGTCTTGTAATACTTTCTTGCGTTGTCGAATGCCGCAGCACTTTCTCTTGTCCCCTTAGGTCTCGTTGCCCAAAAGTCTGCACTGTCCTTCATTCGCTCCCGAGAACGCTCTAAGGCGGCGGCCCATTCATTTTGCGATGACGTGTTCATTTCGTAAAAGGCTTCCTACCAAGACGTATCGGGCTTTGCGTACTCCTTCCACGAACCATCCAATCCTCCTCGCGTAGAAGCTTTTGGCGCTTGCCCAGCCTTGATGCCCGCGACGCCGAGCGAACTTGCTGCCGAAATCAGCCCTGTAATCCCGCTCGCGAGTCCCTGAGTTGTTCCTGCGTATTCCTTCGCCCGGGACGCAGCCTCCACGGCCTGCTGTCCCAGCTTTCTCTCAACGCTCGCAGCGCTCAGTCCTGCCCCGATTCCTGCGTACTCCTGCGCCAAATCGTACTTGCCAGCCGCTAAACCGCCCAGGGTCTCTCCGCCTGATCTGCTCATCGAAAATCCTGGATGAACTGGCATCATGACTGTCGTAGCGCAGGCAGAGAAGACTGTTCCTCTTCTGGGTCTTCAGCAGGCGCTTTGCCTTTGAGAGCCCTTCGGATTGATTCTAGGGTTTGTCCAGTCAGCGCAGCTGCGCCGAGGTAAGCACTGCTGTACCCCAGGGACTTGCGGAGCATCGTTTCATCAATCTGCTTCTGCAAGGGGGCGTACGCCGCGTCGGCCATGTTCTTGGCAATCTGAGCGTCACGTACTTCGCGCTGTGTGGCTTCGGGGTTGTTCTTGACGCGATTCAGGAAGGACTTGGCTGCCTCAAACTCCTGCCGTGTATCAGCCGCTTTCTCGAGGATCCCCGATTCACGAAGTCGCAGGCCCGCCTTCCGGATGCCAACGCCAGCGCCCACTGCAGCGGCGACAGCAGGGAGTAAACCAGTTGCGACCGGAATGCTCTTGCCGAGGAAGTTCACCTCCGGTCCCTGGATACCGTCCATGGTCGCCTTGATCGGCATTGCATTGCCGAACAGATAAGCCTTGTAGGACTCGTATTCACTGCGAGACACGTCGGGGCGCTCTTTGACAAATTCGTCGTAAGGCAGTAGCGATCCTGATCGGCCCAGGAAGAATCGGCTGACGGCTTCCCCCAGTGGGTCCGCGCTAACCGTCGGATCCGACTCGCTCGGGACCACCGCCTTAAAGCCCGGCTGCCTGCCTGCGTTTCCGATCGCGATCGATGTGGCGATAACAGCCGGTACCGCTGTCGCCAGGCGCATCGTCCGATTGCGGAGCAGTGGCCCTTTCAGATTCGGGTCATCATCACGGAACTCCTGGCTAGCTCCGTGGACTGCGCTTAAAACGGCCAGGCTCGCCAGTGCTTGCGGGGCATTGATGAACCACCAGATATTCCGCAAGCCCTCTGACGCCAGGTCTCCCGCCGTGATACCGGCAAGCTGGGCGGCGCCTTCTCGCATGGTGGCCGCAGGGCGCTCGCCTTTTGGCGCACGCGGATCCGCGACAGTCCCCAGCTGGGACGTCAGGCGGCGCAATTCGGAGTCTGCAGCGCGGGCCTTGGTCAGCTCCTGCAGGTAGGGCTCCGAGTAGCCGCCAAGAGGCAAGCCCTCGACCGCGCGGGCCGAGTAGTCCGCTAGGGATTTTTTCTTGGGATCATCCGGCAGAAGGGATCGTGCCCCCTGGCCAAGCTTCGTGTCACCGAGCTTCTCGGGCAGCGCCTGGCGGATCGCGTCGAGGATCGGCGAACTTCCAAACATGTCGGAGACCGGCGAGGGGTCTTCGAACAGCGTCCGCTTGAAGTCTCTAGGGTTGCGGCCAAACTCGGACCCGAAGATCCGAACCATCTCTTCCCAGGAGGTTTGAGGTAGCTGCTTCGCTTCCGCCATCAGCTCAACAGCGATTGCGATCCAGGCATGAGCAGTGCTCCTCCACCCGTGAGTACAGAATTGAGGAGAGCTTCCTGCATTAAGCGCTCCTGCTCTTGAGCGATGAGAGCCTCTTGCTCGCGGTTGCTCTGGCCCTCCATCGCTTGGCGGTACACGTCCTCGGCGACGGGTCGGGGGGCAAACATCGGCAGGGGGGCGGCGAGGATGTCTCCCGCTGTCATCGCCTGCGAAAGCTTCTGTTTATATAGTTCCTCACCGAGCTGTGCGGCCTTCTCGCCACCACTACGGCCATAGAGTCCTTTGCCGCCTGCTAATCCCAGGCCGCTGCCGAGGAATGAGGAGGTCGTGCCAATGAGCATGTCCTCCGCTGCTAAGCCGAGGCGCGATCCAAGCGACGTCCCCTCGGGTGCCATTGCAGCACTGATCAGCGCAAAACCAGCCTCAGGGCCGAGGCGCAGGGCCCATTCACCCTTGCTCTGGGGGAGGATTGCCTTGAGTGCCTCGGTGAGCCTGCGTCCACCCGCTACGAATCTCATTACGCCACCTCCTCGCGTGCTGGTGCATCTGGGGCGAAAGGACCGCTGGTCCACTGTTTCGCAAATCTTCTCAAATACTCCTGGGCTTCCTTGTCCTTCCTGTTGTTGGTGAATGTTCCGAATTCACCGTTTGCTCCGAGGTTCTGCGCTATCTGCTCACCCGCAAAACGGATAGGTGTCCCGGCTTTGTACTGAAAATCAACAGGCCGCTCTTCCAGTGAACGCGCGTTCTCTATGCCGGCGCCGAGCGCCGCCGCGACATTCTTGCTTTCGTAAGTGAATGCCACTGGCCATGCCGGGTCTTCAGCGCAGTCTAACGACTTATTTGCTAATCACATTCTTGTAGAAGTTGGCCTTTTTGACCATCTTCTCCGAGTAATTGTCCGGACTTCCCAGAACCTTCTCAGCAAACGCCATCCGACCCTCTGGACTGTCAGCGTGACCTGCCTTGGTTGCGGCAGCTGTAAATGTTCCGCCCGTGCCCCCCTTGCTCGCTGGCTTGCTCATCTTCTGAAAAGCCTGAGCCAATTCGCGTGCCTTTTCCCGTTTTTCTTGCGTCATCGCCCCACCATCCTGCCGATCCTCCGGCGCAATAAGTCATCCGCGGCGCTTGCTGGTGCGTTCAGTAATGACAGCTGAACCGTTTCTGTCGCCGTAGGAGTGGGAGCAGCAGAGACGCTCTCGGCTGCTGCGCGCTGCCTGTTCTGGGCTTCCATGTATTTGGCGACATCATCGACATAAGAGGCCGTCATCCCGTCCGCCCCCCTGTTGCTGCGTCCAAACAGATTGTCGGCGAGTGCACGCTGCATTGTTCCGAGGTTGAGCTCGCCCTGGGCTCCAGGTCCCTCGGCTGAAGGCTGTTCGACCTGCCTAAAGAAGCGGTTGTACAACTCAGCCGGGACAAACTGTACGGCCTCCTGAGGTGGTGCCTCGTTGCGCTGGGGGGCGCGCTCGGCCATATACCTAGCCAGATCACGCGTTACGGGATCCAAGGCGTTGGCCGGGAAGCGCACATCGCCTTCTAGCCCGGGAATAACGGACTGACTGACCCGCGCTCGACGTGTAGCAGTGCTCGCTTGAGGCTTCGTCTCAACTGCGCGAGCTTCCACGCGAGGCTCGCCGCTACCGACGCCGCGTTTGACTAGATCAGAGATCGCCTTTTCGTACGTCTGCCGTGCGCTATCAGTAGTGGGACGTGTCCGGCCCCTCAGTTCGCTCGCTCGCTGCTTGGCTACTTCCAGGATGCGGGCCGCACCTACCTGTTCAGGGGTCGCCACAAATGGCTCAGCGGCGGCGGCGGTTAGTACGCCGCGACGCACATCTGTGTCAGAGGGAGGCGCGCCCGCCAATTGCTCAAGAACGTCAACGACGCCCAGCAAGGGGTTGGCAGCACTCGTATTGATTGGGAAGCCTGCTTCGCTTAGGAGCCTCCGCTGGTAGTCAGCGACGATTGGATCCGTGCTGCGGAGGTTCATCAGGGAACCCCACTTCGCCTCGCCCGGCATCGGGCTCGCAGCGGCGGGGGCGTAGCGATTCCCGGTCGAGCGTTCCTGGATAACACCCGGGTCCCCGTATGCCTGACCGGGCGCTCCGTAAGCCTCCAGGGCGACGGCATCGATCAAGTCGTCCAGCGCGGCATAAAACTCGGGCGTCCGCTTCTGCCCGCTCCCAATGCGTACATCAGCAACGCGTGGCGCGCCTGGTTCAGTAGGATCTTGGAAGTAGTCGGCGATGGGCGCGGGCCTCCCGTCGGGGCGGCGTTTGGATCCCAGCGCGAACACTTCGCGCCCTGGCTGGTTGACGAGGACATCGCTGTAACCACGACCGCCGCCGGCGAGCATGTCCTCCGTGAAGACGCCAATCGGAGTCCGATATTTCAGCGAAAGGGCGTTGACGGCTTCGGCGAAGGTCGGGTTGCGGTACGAAACACCTGTGTCCATGCCGAAAGAGGGGTCGTCTTTCGGGCGCAGACCGTAGCGCTCTTGCCCAACATCAGGGACTGGGACATTCAGGGATTCTTGGTCGTAGCCGCCCGAGACATCCTTCTCGATCGGGTTCTGCACGAGGTCCAGGCCCAGTCGTGAGACCACCGCATCGGACACCTCGCCGTACGGGTTCACGTACAAAACCTGCGCATCCCGCAGCGATGGCGCGAATCTGCTCCCGTTGTAGTACTGAGCGGCCTGCATCACGGGGCCACCGACGTCCGAGTAGGGGCCGGCCGCTTTCCCGGAGCTCCAGACCTGCTGATTCTTGGGCGCGATCACGAACGGCAGGAGGATGTCGTCCGCTTTGAACTCCATCCCCTGCGACAGGACGCTGCCGGGGGTCTTCAGGACAGCGGCTTCCTCGTTGCCTCGCTTTTCTTTGCGGAATGAGTTGCGACGACCACCAACCGTGCGGCCAAGACCCAGCGCATTGGCGGCCAAGCCGGTCTCTTCTGCGCTGAGTTGCTCGATTTGGCCCTGAACACGGGCCAGCAGTGCCAATTTCGCCTTGCTTTCGGGGTCAAGCGCGTCGATCTGGGCTTCGATCGGCAGCGAGGGGTCGATCAAACCCTG